GTGCCGATCTGGACGGCTGGACAATCCGGTACAACGATCGCGGCGAAATGATCACCGTTCACCCCAGTTGGTGCGGGATCTATGTCGGGGACTACAGCGCCCACGTTATCTTTCAGAAGAACATTTCTTACACGTTCAGTCATTACGGCTTCATGAACGCCAAATACCGGGACTTGCCCGCCGTCCTGGAAAAGCTGGACGCGGCCAAAACAAACGGTTTTATTCTTTGTGAGTGCTGCGCCTGTGATTTCCCCCGCCGGAAGAAGCAGGTTGAAAAGCTGGGCTACACCGTCCACCGCTCCAATATTTCCGCCTGTGAAACTGATATTTCTACCTGCTGTTTCCTGATTGCCTGATCCCCGCCGCCCCGGCTCCCCGCCGGGGCTTTCTTCTTTCCTTACGGAAGTATACAAAATGCACAGAATCAGCGCCGCTTCTTTGTGCATCATTTCAGCAGAAAGCGCTTGACTTTTTAATCTTACGGAAGTATAATATAGACAGTTAAGGGAACCACACAAAAACAAAACGGGGGTTACGAAAATGAAGTTGAACAATGAAGACAAGCGCCGCCTGGCGGAAGTCCTTTGGATGCACGGGATCAGCTGCTATTCCGAAATGAGTTTTGACGAACTGGCCGAACACCAGCGCTATTCCACCGCCGCCGCCCGCAAGATTCGCGGCACTTACAATAAAATCCAGAAGATCGCCGCCGAATGGGACATTGACAGTTTTGATACGGTCGCTTTTGTCAAAGGCGAAATTTACAACTGTTCCACCCTTCTTCTGTTCCTGCTTCTGAACTTCCGCAATACCCAAATGAGAAGCACCGATCTTTCCCAGTATATCTACGATGCAACCGGGAACTGCATCTGTAAAAGAGATCTTAAACGTATGCTTTTCGGTCTGGACGCAATCACCCAATGCGATCCCATTTCCTACGCTGACACGCTGGGCCTGGACGTTCTGAACGTGAAGTAACAACCACCGCCGGGCGGCCCAGCCGCCGCCCGGCTCCATCAAAAGAAGGGAAGGTAAAACACAATGAAGATCGCGGAAAACTTTGATCAGTTCGTGGAGCGGGTTTCGGAAGCGGAAAGAACCGTTTTGAACAGCCCCGCCGGGCAGGCCCTTACAGAAGAACTTCTGCAAATGAAGCTGGCCCAAAATCCGAACATGACGGCGGAAGAATGGGCGCAAACCAAAAGTGAATTTATGACGTTTCTTTTCGCTATGTTCGTGAAGGAAACGCCGGAAGCAATGAAGGAACTGGGCGGCCACGTCTGGAACGCCTTGCAGGAAGCCCCGTAAACCCCCAGGAACGCAAAGAAGCCCGCAGAAGGTAATTACACCCCCTGCGGGCTTCCGTGCGTCCTGTCGCTGTCTATGGCCCGCCCTGCGGGCTTTTATCTGTTCGCGCCGTCCTGCTGTTCGTTCCGGGCCGCCTGGCCGCCCTCCACGATCACAACGTCAACGCCAGCCGCCGCTTCCGCCGTGGCCGCGTCCACGGTTCCCACTTTCAGCCCGGCTTCATCATAGGCGTTTACGCTGCCGTCCGGGTTAGGTTCCGGCGCCCCTTCCGGCACGTTGTCCGTGGCAACCGCCACGCCGGGGACGGACACCGCCGCCGAACCGCCGGGCACGTTAATAACCACCGTTGACGCTTCCGCAAATTTCCGCCGCCCGATCTCATAGTAACGGGCCGTGCTGGCCGCCTGAGCGATTTCCTGCGGCTGCTGGGCTTCCGCCGCGCCCTTCATCATGTTTTCATATGCGGCCTGGGCAATGGCCCGCAGTTGGTCTTTTGTTACATTCAGCCCAGCTTCCTTTGCAATGGCTTCCAGCTGTTCCACAACCATTTCCATTTTTTCGTGTCCGCTGCTTGTCTTCATAAACTCCCGCGCCCAGACAACGAACTTGTCAGCCCATGCGGCCAGCTGCCGCAGTTTGTCCGCAACGCTTTTGGGCACGTTCGGGAAAACGAACTTGCCCAGCAGGAAGCCTCCGATCGAGATCAGCAGAAGCACCGCATTAAAAATAATGTTTTCCATGTTCTTTCCGTCCTTTCCTTATTCCACCGCGCCGCCCAGGGCGCACAGCAGTTGATCCAGGCTTGCCGCCTGCTTGTAGTTCTTCAACCAGTATTCCGGGCCGTCAATCACGCCAGCCCGCACCAGCGCGGCCACGCCGTCTTCCACGGACGCGGCACGCGGCCCGGCCTTTTTGATTTTAGCCGCCGCCTTTTCAAGCAGAACTTCTAAATACTTCACCTTGCCGGAATTGACAACCCCGGCCCAGTAGTCCGGAGAATTGATCACGCCCAGCGCCGCCAGTTTTGCAAGGGCCGCTTGCGCCCCCGTGGCAACGTCCGCCGCGTCAACCCACCCGTAAACGGTCGAACCGCCGCCGATCTCCCGTACAAGGTGGAATGGATGCTTTGCGCCCTTTGCGATCTGTGTAACCTTCGCCGTGCCCGGCTTGCACGGCTTCCCGCTCCCGGCGCTGGCGCTTGTGTAATGCACGCTGCCCGTAAAGGCCACCACAGCCCCCACAGCGGGCGCGGGCGCTGCGGGCGTGTTGGTGGTTCCCCCAGGCTTTCCGGGCGTTCCTGCGGCTCCCTGGCCGCCCTGCGTGCCCTTGTCCGCCGCCACGTCATAGGTGACATACGGGATCTTCCCGTGCTTCGTCCACCTGCGCCCGTTCATCCCCGCAATGGGGCCAATGTTCAAGCACGCCGTTTCCTGCACGCAGTTTTTGAACGCCGGGGAACACTCGATCACCACGCCGCCGCCCACATACACGCCGATATGGCCGGACAGCCACACAGCTTCACCCGGAAGAATCTTTGTAAAATCGGTTGAAACTTCCTTGCAAAGCCGGATCATGCCGTCCGCGCCAGTATCAGGAACGCCGTTTGCCTTGTAGACTGCGCCGCCGTAGGTTTTGGAAGCGTCCCCGCTCCACCCCCACAAAATCCCTTTGATCAGGTTCACGCAGTCAAAGCCATAGACGGGCGGCTTTTTGTTCGCCGCCGCCTTGATCATGCGCGTGCGCTCCGCCCGCCTGTTGTATTCGTGGTTCTGGCAGTATCGCGTTACATTGCCCCCGGTCAGGGGCGCACCGAAACAGCCCATGACGTAAAGGGTTTTGAAGTTGCGCACAATATCCCACAGTTTTTGAATAAGCACGGACGCTTTCATGCTTCCCGCTCCTTTCCATGCCAGCTTCTTTGCGGCGTTGTATACGTTTTTCCTTCTGGCTGCGTATTTGCCCATAACGCGATCGGCAAGCGCTGCGGCGTGGATCGCGTCCAGCGTTACGGGCTTCTTTGCGGCGGCGGCCACCCTTGCGGACGCACCGCCGCCGCCCTGGTTTTCCAGATCGGCAAAGTAGACAAGGGCCGCCGGGTCTTCCACGCCCACTTTCAAGCCGTGATCCACGTATGCGCCCACGTCTGCTTCCGCCTGGGCATCTTGCACACGCTTCCCGGCATCGGTTGTCAGAAGTTTACTGATCGCCGCCTTTTCCGCCGCGTTCACCGTCCGGGCGTTCCATGCGCCCGCCGCCGCTGTTGTGATTTCTTTGTAAAGGGCGGCCCCCAGGATGGAAGCCGCCCTGCTTTCCGCCGCGCAAATCTTTTTCAGAAGGTCAAGCGCCCGCCCGGCGTGCCATTGCACCTTGCCCACACTTACGGCCCCGTTATCGTTCGCGTTGACAGATCCGTAATTCCCTTCTTGCCCGAAAATGATTTTTTGCGCGGCCAGCACAATTTCTGTTCTTGTTTTTGTGTCCATTGTCAGTTCTCCATTTCCTTTGCGGCCCGTTCCGCTTCCCGTGCGTCCTGCCGCGCCCAGCGCCGATCCTGGCGGCGTTCCTTCGTGGTCTTGATCCAACCCATTACCCCACCTTCCAGGCCGCACGCGCCGAAAACGCATTGTACCAGCGTGTCCGGTATGCTGTCCTTTTTGATGAAGATAACCACCATTGCCACGATGAAGCACAGCAGGAACACGCCCAGCACGATCAAAATTTTATCCATAGCGCCCATGCGCTTCCCCGCCGTGGCGGGCGGCTTGTCCTTCTTCTGCTGCTTCCTGCCGCCCGTCTGGGCTGCTTTCAGCTTCACCGCCATACAAGCCAGCAGGCACAGCGTAACGCCGCCGAAAAAGCACAGCGCCGCCGTCATAGGGGCCGTAAGTTCCATTGCCGCCGCCCCCTACGAAATGCCGATCTTGGACAGGATGAAAACCACAAGGCCGCCCAGCAGGGCAGAAAACACGCACTTTACAGCCGTGCGCCACATATCGCCGTCCTTGTCTTCCAGTTTCTTTACGCGCTCCCCGATCGCGGCCTGTTCCTTGATCGTGGTGTCTACGCTGGTTTTCAACGCCTGGATCGTGCCTGTCAGGGCTGTAAGCTGCTGTACTACAATTTGGTTTACAGTGTTTTCCAGCTGCTCAATGCGCTTGTTCTGCCTGTCGTTTTCATCTTCCAGGCGTTTGTTTTCCGCTGTCATTCGCCGGGCAAATTCTTCATGCTCCGCCCTTGTCAGCGCCCCTTCCATGTCCGTTTACCTCCTTTTTGTAAATCTCGTTCAGTTTTTGCGCCATACCATGACTGTTAAAGTGCTTCAAGGCCCCCTTATAGGAAGCCACTGTGCGTTCCATGCCCTCCCGGTCAATTTCTCCGGCGGCGTATGCTGCAAAAACGTATTCAAGCCGCTTCACCATCTTTCTCGCGGTCTTCCGCCGCAGTTTTACGTGTGTTGCCCACACCCGGAAGCCCACAAATTCCGCACCCATGCTTACGGGCCGGATGCAGGTCTTATTGTTTAGGTTCAAATGCAGTTCGCTTTCCAGAAAGTTCGCAATCTGATTTTTCACCCGTTCCAGGTGCTTTTTGCTGTTATGGAGTATGATCACATCGTCCATATAGCGTATGTAATAGTGCAAGCCCAGCTGGTGCTTGCAAAACTGATCCAGCTGGTCTAAATACAGATTTGCAAACATTTGACTGGTCAAATTCCCTATGGGCAAGCCCACATCCGCCAGCATTTCACTAAACGCAACATCCCCAATGTCCGCGCCCATCGGCAAACCGAAATGGGTATCTTCGCAGTTCACTATACCTTCCAGGATTTCCAGCAGGTCTTCATCTGCTATTTTCTTCCGCAAGATCCCCATTAAAATTTCATGGTCTATCCTGTAGAAGTATTTTGAAATATCCAATTTTAGGTAATAGTATTTTCCCGGCTTCCGGCTTACCTGCCGGAACCAATATTGCAGACGCGCAACCGCTTTGTGCGTCCCCTTTCCATTCCTGCAAGCGTAACTGTCATAAATAAACTGCTTGTCCAATAGCGGGTTTAATTGCCTGTAGATCGCGTGCTGTGCCACGCGGTCTTTGAATTGAAGGGCCATTATCAGGCGGCGCTTTGGCTCATACACATAGAACATTCTGTAGCGGCCCACTTTGTAGGTCTTCCAGATAAATTCGTTTTGTAACTCAATCAGGTTTCCTTCCAGATTTTCCGTATAAACCATAATATCCGGCCTGCCCCTTTTCCCGCGTATCCCGGCTTTGTAGGCATCGAAAAGGTTTTCAAAGTCAAATATTTTCGGGAATAGGTTTTTGATCTTGTTCACGCGGATAACCTCCCACCGCAAACGCCGCACAAACCAGCGCTGGGCGCACCCCAGCGCCAGACGTAACAAATTGACGGTTTCCCGATCCGTCTTTCGGGCTTTCGCCTTACTAACTGTTTTTGCGGCAATATAATATTTCTCCTGCGGCCTTGCCAGGCCATCGGACAGGAAAAAGGCCCCTTATACCCAATCGCACGGGACGCGGGCACGTATGCACCGCGCCTTCTGGCTGTATTGGGGTTAAGCGGAACGGAAGCCCACATTCACGTTGACGTTGGAGCGCAGGTTGTTCAAATTGACAGCAGACGGCCCGCCGTTCGCGTGATTGTTGAAGCTGGAACCCCGGATCGGCAACCGCTAGGAACGTTAAATGGCCTTTTCCCTTTCTATAAAAAGAACGGCGTTTAGCCGCTCTTTTTACCCTTGGAAGCGTTGTTCAAGTATTTTTCGTAGTTTCCGATCATGCCGCCTAGTTGATTGATCATTTTTGCCCAAATTTCATACCTGCGGAACGGCAAGCAAGGCTTTTTGTCCGGGTACATATCCTTGTCAGCCGCCAGGCGGATCAAATGCCGTAAAATATCAACTTCTGTGTCCAGTTCGCCCAGCGTGGTTTTCTTGTAGTGCTTATTTTCCAGTGTGATCACATGCCGCAAAATTGCGTATTCGCATTGCCGTATGTCAAGTGCCAGTCCATTTCTTTCATACCTGGGGAAATCCTTTAGGCAGATATTCCCGTACTTGATGATTTCATAGACTTTATTTTTCATTCGGAAATCTTCCGCTTTTGCGTTCTGCGCGATCCCGTCCAGCTGCGGCAACTGTTCTCCCGGCGCGGCATTTCTCTGTTCCATAATACTTTCCCTTGAATTTCAAATTTTCGGGGGACTTGCTGCCGCAAGCCCCCCCAGTTTTCCGGTGTCCGGTTTACAGTTCTACATAAGCGGAACGGAAGCCCACATGCACGTTGACGT